CCTCCATCGGAGACCATTTTGCCCTGTAGTAATCATCGCCATCTCTTGTTTCTCGTTCTAATTTATCTATACGATATCCAACTGAAATATTCATTCGGATACCATCCTTCACATCTTCAAACACTTCTGAAGCTAGTTGGCTCTTACCGAACCTAACTACTGCTATTGTCCTTTTAGCAGTTTCATCTAGTTTGAAACTTTCAATAACACCAATCTGCTTAGTCATATCATGATCTAATAAAAGTGGTGCAGTTCCGCTTGAGATAAAGTCCATATTAATATCTCCAGCTTTGTGCGAGAGAACTTCTTTACCAAAAGACCTCTCAACTGGTTCTTCACTTGAAACACCGACTCTGACTCTTCTATTATCCTCATCAATAAATGAATCTCTAGTTAGATCAATAGTTCTATACTTCATAGGCATATCAACTACTTTCCTATCTTCTTCATCATTGTGGTAAGGTCTTTCAGATTCAGTCATCTCAACTGGTTCACCTTCTTCGACACCCTCATGTTTTGAAAATTCAACAACAACTGTGTTATCTGTTTCAGTAACATTGAGGATATGTCTATCATCTTTATTTTCCATAGATTTCTCCTCTTTATTTGTTAATAAAGGATGTGCTTTTAATTCTTGCGAATCAAAACTTTTTTCATTTTTCATTTTATTTACTTCTTTTCTTGACCAACTAAATCCTGCATCTCCACCCCATAAAGCCCATGCAATTCTTCCGTTTGATGGATAGCCTTTTTCGCCTTGTCTAAAACCTTCTGCTTTCTTATCTACTTCATGTCTTGAAAAGAAACTGAACATTCTTTTAATTGTTTCATCTGATAAATTCTCGCCATTAACTATTTGGTTTGCTCTTTCAAGCCCAATTCTTGTTCCCCCCCGACCAAATTCTTTTCTCCAATCCAAGCCTTTTCTAGCTTCAGATTTCATTCCTGCTGTTGGTTTAGCCATCGTCCTCTTCCTCTCCACCCTGAATATTAGCTTCAACTGGTTGCTTTTGACCGAATGGTTGATAAGCGAGTTCTATGCCATACTGCTTGGCAAGTTCTATTTCTTTTTGATGTTGTTCAAATAATTCCTCTGTATCTCTACCATAAGCAGCAGATATATCTGAATAGGTAACAGTTCCATTTTGTAATCCTACGACATTTGATTGCATTTCTTTTAAAGGATCAATCCAAGCAAAACTTCTAGGTATAAAGTTGACTGAAGCAGTAAATCTATCAATTTTATCTACTGGTAGTGATATATAATTGAATGATATTGCCATTTCTAACCATGAATTAAATACTGGCTGTATAAAATGCTCTATGACAAATTGCTGATATATTTGGTACATACTTCTATCTTCTAATGCACCTTGACGGATTGATGAATAATTAACCTGTGTAAGATCGTTAGATAGCGAATGGTAAGAGATATTCAAACCTGATGCTATGCTTCTTAAGACATTAGTTGTAAAAGAATCAAAAGCTGATGTTGGGTGACTTGGATCAAATGCTTTAAAGTCCATTCCAGCAGGTAATTGTTCAAATATACCAGCTTGTGCGTTCATAGTAGGACTGAATGTGTCCTCATATTCTCCATCACCGATATAGCCATCACCATCAGGGCTTGTAAAGAAGCCCATTTTAGATGCAGCTACTCTAGCCGCTACTATTTCAGCTTCAAGATAACCATTTAGCATTTTTACATTAGCCATAGCAGTAGCGACAAGAGAAACACCTCTTGTCTGCTCTGCTCTAGTAGGAATATATGCATGAATAATCTCATCGGCTGGAACTCTTATATGCTGATTGTTACTAGCATAAGTTCTATTGTAAGGATGCTCTTTATATAAATGATATGCTACTGGCTTTTGATTTTTATCTATCTCAACACCCATGACAATCTTATTGCCAGTAGGTTTGTAGATATCATTCTTATTTTCGTCTAAGTGATCTGCTTCTAAAAACTGTATCTTAAAATTAAATGGTGAACTTTTGTCTTTAACCTTTCTTATTAAAACTTCGCCATCTCTTGCTAGTGACTCTATAAATATTTTTTGACAATCTAAAAAAGATAGTTTGCCATTTGTTGTACAGTTTCCTAGTTTTGACCATTCCTTCCATGCAGATTCAATAAGCTGGTTAGCCCTAAGGTCTAGCTTACCCATATTTACTGGATCATCTAGTCTAACCTTAGAACTAACTCTTATGCCTTGCTTACCGATAACATTAGATACCATCAGGTTTAAGTATCTAGCTATATAGCTATCGTTTCTAGCTAATTCTCTTGCTCTATCTCTTAATATTCTTATGTTATCTTTTATTTCAGCATCGGCACTTGTTGATCTAGTAATGAAATCAGCAAATAATCTACCCGTACTTGCACCGCTATAACTTCTTCTATACGCTTTCTTTTTCTTTAATTTTGACTCATCTCTGCCAAATATATTGTTATACCATGCCATTATAAAAAGCTCTTAGGTGTGTAACCAGCATTTCTACCAAAACTAACTTTGATAGTGTTGCCTGATCCTTGTTTATTTTTAATTCGTGCTAATTTAACTTCTTTTAGGTACTCTGCTTTGTATCTATCTCTAAATGTCATTAATTCATCTATTGACATTCTTGAGAGTGATCTACCACCTAAAGAAAATGAAGATTGATCTATTGTTGCTCTACCTTCTATAACAGCTTCTATAGCATCAAGAACTTTTTTAGCATGACTTCTCAAATCAGCGTTAGTGTCTGCAAGATTATGTAAGATAGTAGTTCTACCCTCATCTATCTGTATTCTTGCAGAATCAGAGGTTCTTGTTATGTATGCAGACCAAATATAGTCACCATTAATATAATTATCAGTAGTTGTTGTTGGAACTTCTACATAATAAGTATCATTTGCTTCAACAGCAGTTATGGTGAACTTGTGATTTCCACCACCACCGCTATCTTCATGGAACTCATAAGTAAGTGAATATGCATTTGTAGGATAATCAGTTGCTAAATCATCCCTTTTCCAAGCCCAATAGTCTCCAACAACTAATTCGTTTGGCTCTTGGTTTGGATAGTTCTCTCTGTCAAATAAATTGCTCAAGCAAACCTCGTAAAAATAGATTAATCTACTATCACATTATGGTTTTTTATGCAAATGTCAACGATTATTTCCAAGAAGTAGCAAAATTTTGACGATTTATGCCTTTTTTTCGAGACTTTTGTTCGTTTTCAGGAGTTTTTACTTGTTGATCTATTATTTTTTGCTCAATAGTATCAAAATTTGGATTTAAAATGTAAATAGCAGCAAAATTATAGACAAGGGTATCTAATGCTTCATTTCTTGGTCTAATTTGTTTCCAAATAAGTGACTTTCGTCCTCTTACAAACTTTGTAACCCTTTTTTCTGCTGTAAGTTGTTTGAAATATTCTTCATCAAGGTCTGAACAAAAATGTAGCGTTGTTAATTCACTTTCTACAGATAATCTAGCAAAAATAGCTTCTTTTGCTGTATCAGTTCCTACTGGATATAAAACAGCTTTGTTTTTTCCGACATATGTTGGTTTATTTGCTATAGGTTTACCAGCTTGGTTGCTACCCTTAATTGAAAATACTCTTCTTGATTGTCTTGGTTTGGTAAAATGATACACCATTTGTGTATGATGACCACCTGAGTCTATAGTACAGCAAGAAATAGCTATTGCTCTACCTGATTCTGTTCTAATACGCTTCTTAAGGTACTCATCAAGTTCTTGCCATACATTTTGTGCATTAGGATCACCCCAAAATATTTTATATTCTAAAACCCATGCTTCGTATTGTTTACCCCAGCCAACTAATTGAAGTTCCAAACGATCTTTTTGTGTATCAACACCTGCGGTTATTACTAACACATCTTCAGGAACTTTGTCTATATCGTAATTTAATCTTCTTTCAAGTAGAGTTTCATACTCAACTGTATCTCCTTGCTCTTCCCATGATTCGCCTAAAGCTGTATTAATCCATGTTTTTAGCATTTCAGGTTGTTTTTTAGCTTCAAGAAAGTTTGTAGCCATATCAGCCCATGTTGACCATACGGAATATAACTCTGATATATGAAATCCTGCTGTATTAGATGATTTAGCTGTAGCTTTCCA